AAATCGTTCAACAGGACAAACTTATGAAACTCCACAAATTAGATACATGGTCGCGGCCGCTACTGTATTTCACTCAGAAGAACCGAACACAGCGAGAATGCGCTATATCAAAGAATATTACAATGCAGCGAGTGATGGTCTTTTTACTCTTGCTACTCCTGTTTTGGCTGGGCTGGGGACTCCTACTAAACAATTTTCGAGTTGCGTCCTTATACGCAGCGATGACGACCTCGATAGTATATTTGCTTCGGGCGAAATGATGGCCAAGTATGCTAGCAAACGTGCTGGCATTGGCTTGGAGATTGGAAGACTACGACCATTGGGCTCACCCATCCGTGGTGGTGAGATCATGCACACAGGTATGATTCCATTCCTGAAAAAATGGTTTGGCGACCTGCGATCATGTTCACAAGGTGGTATCCGCAATGCGTCAGCCACAGTGTTCTATCCCATCTGGCATCATCAGTTTGATGATCTTATTGTGCTCAAGAACAATCAAGGCACAGAAGAAACTAGAGTTAGACACATGGACTACGGAGTAGTACTGAGTGCTTTCTTCTGGAGACGATTCAAGAACAAAGAAAACATCACATTCTTTGATCCCAACGAAGTACCAGATCTGTATCAGGCATTCTACAGCAATACCGAACTGTTTGAAGAGCTGTATGTCAAATACGAAAAGCGCAAGGACCTTCGCAAGAAGACCATGAGTGCCGAGGAAGTATTCAAGGGTGGCATCTTGAAAGAGCGCACAGACACCGGACGCATCTATCTGGTGTTCATTGACAACGTGATGAAGCAGGGTCCATTTGATCCTGAGTATCATACCATTTACCAGAGTAACCTATGCTGTGAAATACTTTTACCAACAAAATCATTCAAAAGACTTGACGACGCAGAAGGACGTATTGCACTCTGCACACTTGGCTCAATCAACTGGGGAGCTTTCAGGAATCCCGAAGATATGCGCCGTGCTTGCCGTATTCTACACCGTAGCCTTAACAATATACTTGATTATCAAGATTTTCTAAGTATACAATCCAAACTAAGCAACGATGAGATTCGCCCCTTAGGCATCGGTATCACCAATCTGGCCTACTGGCATGCCAAGCGTGGATTACAATATGGTGAAAAGGATGCACTACAAGATGTAAAATCTTGGATGGAACACCAGGCATTTTACTTGACCGAAGCCAGCGTGGAACTGGCTAAAGAACGAGGTGCTTGCTTGGGTTCTGAGCATACTCGTTATGGCCAAGGCACATTCCCGTGGGAACTACGAGCTCAGGGTGTGAATGAACTTGCAGACTTTGCTCCTGAGCTGCCATGGGAAACCCTACGCACAGAAATGAAAACGCATGGAGTACGTAATGCTACACAAATGGCAGTGGCTCCTGTGGAATCCAGTAGTGTGGTGATCAACTCAACCAACGGCATTGAAATGCCCATGAGCCTGATCAGTGTGAAAGAATCCAAGGCCGGCAGCTTGACACAGGTGGTTCCAGAATATCACAAACTCAAGAACAAGTATCAGCTGATGTGGGAACAGAAAGACTGTGACGGCTACTTGAAGACCGCAGCAGTGATTGCTGCCTATGTGGACCAGTCAATCAGTACCAACACATTTTACAATCCTGCACACTTTGCAGATCGTAAGGTGCCAACTACTCTGATTGCTCGCAACTTGATGCAGTCACACTACTGGGGTCTGAAAACTTTTTACTACAGCCTGATCAACAAAACAGGCAGCAAGAATGTCACAGAAGATGCTCCGTTAGAAGTAATTGACTTTGATGATCAAGAAGACTGCGAAGCATGCAAATTGTAACAGCAGCATGGAGACTATGGGCCAAGGCACTAGGAGAAAAAGCCTGTGCAAATAACAGCGATGCGGATCGTGTGGCCCTGGTAAGAACTGCTATAATTGCATGTTATGTTATCACAAACATGTTTATTATAGCAGGTGTTATACGACATTGGTAAAAAAAATATGAGTTACATAGTAGGATCATTACCTCCCATCAAGTGCTGGATCAAAAGAGAATTTCTCTACAACTTTGAAAAAGGTCACGGAGAATTAGAACCTGCCATCTGGGTCAGTCTCAAAGCACTAAGAGGACAGGTGTTTCGCATCGAGAGCTTGTTGCCCAATTACGGAGCACTCTACGACAAACTGCCTATACATGCCTATGTATGGCAAGAAAACTACACAGGCACATTGCCTATTGACACCCTACAACTCTGGGACTGCATGGGCTATCGTTTTACCATTATTGAAAAAATAGGTCTGCGTAATCTGGGTGTGAAATTTCTGGGCAAAGATCGGGAATGGCACTACGGCACTTACCTGTTTACCGTGGACTTTTGTGCCGACGGCATGGATGTGGACACAGGCTTTACCGAAGTTGCTGAAGAACACAAGAGCTTTAACTTTATTCGACTGGAAAATGGACAGTTTGCTTGTCAGCCCAACAATCGATGCCTATGGTACGATCAAAGTTTGATCTCGGGTAATGTTAAGTTTCCAGACTTTAAAGCCGCACAAAATTTATGGACAGTGGATGGCACACGCAAGTGGACCGCAGGAGATGATTGGTTTTACACCATTGAAGAAAAAAATGACTAACAGAGAATTATTAAAATGTCAAAACAACAATACAATCTAGCAACACGAACAGACTATCTCAATCGCAAGATGTTTCTGGACCCGGCTGGTCCTGTCACAATCCAACGCTTTGAAGAAGTCAAATACAAAAAGATTGCAGACTATGAAGCCACAGCACGTGGTTTCTTTTGGCAACCAGAAGAAGTTAGTCTTACCAAAGATTCAAACGACTTCAAGGATGCCAGCGAAACAGTCAAGCACATCTTTACCAGTAATCTACTGAGACAAACTGCCTTGGATAGTTTACAAGGTCGTGGGCCCAGTCAAATCTTCATGCCTGTGGTATCATTGCCAGAACTAGAAGCCTTGATCTACAACTGGACATTTTTTGAAACCAACATCCATTCAAAGAGCTACAGTCACATCATTCGCAACATCTACAACGTGCCCAAGGATGTGTTCAACACCATCCACGACACACAGCAGATCATTGACATGGCATCAAGCGTGGGCCGGTACTATGATGACCTGCACAGAATCAACTGTGCCAAAGAACTAGGCCAACCTGTGGAAGAAGTGGAACATGTGAGAGCAATCTACATGGCCTTGCATGCCAGCTATGCTCTGGAAGCATTCAGGTTCATGGTTTCATTTGCCACAAGCCTGGCCATGGTAGAGAACAAGATCTTCATGGGCAATGGCAACATCATCAGCTTGATCCTGCAAGATGAGATTCTGCACAAGGAATGGACTGCTTACATGATCAATCAAGTCATCAAAGAAGATCCACGTTTTGCTGCGGCCAAGGTCGAGTGCGAAGCCGAAGTGTATGAGTTGTATCTGGACGTGATCCGTGAAGAAAAGGGCTGGGCAGACTACTTGTTCAACAAGGGACCTGTGATTGGTCTCAATGCCAACATTCTCAAAGACTTTGTGGACTACACAGCCGTGGGCGCACTCAAGGAAATTGGTATCAAGTATCATGAACCTGCACCTCGCTCGACACCTATTCCTTGGTTCAACAAGCATGTGAACACATCGAACAAACAAACTGCACTACAAGAGTCTGAATCAACTAACTATGTTATTGGAGTCATGAGCGATCAGTTAGACTACGATGCACTACCGGAGTTATAAAATGAAAACTCAATGCACGATCTGCCCACTAGAGGGCTCACATTACACACAATTTTGCTCACTGCTTCCTGTATATCAGTTAGCAAATACAGTGCATGAATGTCAATATCAAACTGAATGTTCACAAATTAGAGAGTCAATAGAACTACAAAAGGAATTGGAAAAAGCATGACAACCGCAATTGTATGGTCAAAAGACCAATGCCCCTATTGCGACCAGGCCAAAGCATTGCTGAAGTCTCGAGGCATTGAATATGAAGAACGCAACGTAAGTCTGGATTGGACACGTGAACAATTATTAGAAGCAGTACCAAATGCTCGAACATTACCACAGATCTTCCTGGATGAAGAACTTGTGGGTGGATTTACAGAACTTAGAAAGAAATTAACAGAATGAAACATCTCGAAGGCAGCACAGTAACTTTTAAATTGAACTCTGGCGAAGAACTCATTGCTAAACTAACACGAGCCGACGGAGATTGGCTGGAAATCAGTGCACCGGTCAGCGTAGCACCAGGACCTCAGGGGCTGGGACTAGTGCCCAGCATGTTTACCGCTGATGCAGATGAGCCAGTCAAACTAAACATCAACAATGTTGCAATTTACGCACTAACAGATGATGCAGTCAAGATGAAGTACATTGAAGCATT